GTGCGAAGCACGGCGAAGCCGCTTGCCCTTGATAATGAAAGCGCGGGAGTGATAAAAGCGGGAAGGCGGCGGGGATATAAAATCAATCGTGAAGGATCGGTTCAGAACACGGATCGAGGAAGCCCGCCGGATCGCCGATAGATTTATTCCTTTAAGCCCGTTCCCCCCAGCGGGGGGCGGAGGGGGGAGAAAAAGAAAGAAGGTGAACAACGTATGCTTGAATTGAACAAGCTGTATAACATGGACTGTATGCAGGGAATGAAAGAGTTTCCGGACGGCTTCTTCGATCTTGCGATCGTTGATCCGCCTTACGGTATCGGCATAGACGGACAGAAGAAGCGCGTATGCGGCAATCCGAAGCATAACCGGAAAGAGCATATCCGGAAAAGCTGGGACAAGGCTATTCCCCCGCCCGAATACTTCCGCGAATTGGAACGCGTTTCAAAAGCGCAAGTGATATGGGACGGAAATTACTTCGTCCCGTATCTTGAACAAGGGCATAAAGGCTGGCTTGTATGGGACAAGGGGCAACACGGCTTGACAATGAGCGATTGCGAATTAGCGTATACCAGCTTCGACACGCCGACGCGCGTTTTTGTCTGCAATCGCGTTGAATTGCTGAACGACGGGACAATTCACCCGACACAAAAGCCCGTGAAGCTGTATTCGTGGGTTCTTTCCCTCTTCGCCCGAAAAGGTATGAAGATATTGGACACACACGCCGGAAGCGGAAGTTCCTTGATCGCTTGCTATCGTCAAGGCGGGCTTGATTTCGTCGGCTTTGAGATCGACGAAGATTATTGCCGCGCGGCAAATGAACGGCTGGAACAGGAACAAGCACAAATCCGGCTTTTTGATCTCTTGGAGCAGGAAGAACGGAAAGCGCAAGCAACGCTTTTTGCGAAATGAAGGGAGGAAACACAATGCAGGAAAAAAGGACGCTATATCTTGCCGGAAAGATCACGGGCGATCCGTATTATTTCACGAAGTTTTACAACGCGCAAAAGAAGCTGGAGGAAGGCGGCTTCATCGTCGTAAATCCGGCGCTTCTTCCGGCGGAGGGCTTCACGTGGGAAGCCTATATGCGTATGTCCGGCGCTATGCTTGCAGAGTGCGCCGAAGTCTGTTTTCTTCCGGACTGGAAAGAGAGCAAAGGCGCGAAATACGAATTCGGCGAAGCAATGGCGCAGAACAAGCCGTTTTTCTTCTTCGCCGATTGGGAGAAGGCGCAAGAAGAAACGAACAAATACGAATACACGACAGAGAAAACCGACAAGATCGCTTTTCAATGCTTCGTATGCGGAAAATTCAACGTCTTTCCGGCAACACGCGCAGACGGTAACACTTGCAAATATTGCGGCGGCGGATTAAAGGCGCTTGGCTACGCAAAGAAAACGGAGGGATCACGAAATGCGGGCGAATAAACTTCCCGTTCCGACGGAAGCGCAAGAGCAAATGACGCTGTTTTCGTGGGCGGCTATGCAAAGCGGGAAATATCCCGAATTGAATTTGCTTTATCACGTCCCGAACGGCGGGAGCAGACACAAGGCGGAAGCGGGACGGCTTCGGGCGGAGGGCGTGAAAGCGGGCGTTCCCGATCTATGCTTGCCAGTCGCGCGCGGGCAATATCACGGGCTTTACATAGAGCTTAAACGGCAACGCGGCGGCAGGACAAGCGATCATCAATCGGAGTGGCTGGACGCTCTTTCGGCGCAGGGCTACAAAGCCGCGCTTTGCTACGGCTGGGAACAGGCGGCGGGAACAATTATCGAATATCTAACCGGAGGTGGCACACATGACTAAAAAGCAAACAGAGCTTTCCGAAGAGTTGCGGGAAGCCGTATTTGAAGCCGCGCGCGCAGGGGCGGCGGAAGCATACACACAGAACACGGGGTACGTAAATTACTTCAAGGCAATGGAAACATTGCTGTATAACTACAAGAAGCTGGCGGCGCTTGTAGCCGATGAAGAAGCGTATTGCGAAGTTGAGTATCACGCGGGACGAAAGACGTTTTCAACGACACCACAGGCAAAAGGCTTTATTCAGCGCAAGACGGAAGCGGAGATCGTCGAGGAAATGCGAGAGGAAAAACAAAAGCAGTTCAAAGAAACGAAATCCGGCTTTGACAGCTTGACACGCGCTATTTCTCTTTTCGAGGGGCATAAAGAATTCGTTGTGATCCGGCTTTACTATTTCGGCGAGGACATCAACGGCAATCCGCGAGAGGGCGGAACGGCGACGTGGGAAGAGATCGCGGAAGAGCTTTCCGACGCGGGCATTCTCAAAGAGATAAAGACGGCGCGCCGCTGGCGGAACAAGATCGTCAATGATATGGCGGTATGCGTATTCGGCATTCCGGCGGCGGTATCAGCGGCGACATACCGGAAAGCCGTTGACAAATGACCAAAACGCGACCAAACAATGCACCTTGTCCGCGACGCTTACGCGTGATATAATAATTACGCTGAATTATTGCGAATTGAATAGCGCGGGATAAAGCCTTTTGTGTGAATGCACGGAAGGCTTTTTCTTTTACTCTTTTGCACAGACTTTTCCACAGGAAGGAGGATAACCGCATGAAGCCGTGGGCGGAAAGGTTTTACAATTCGGACGCTTGGCGTTCATGCCGTGACAGCTTCTTGAAGTCGAAGGGCTACTTGTGCGAACGTTGTTCAACGCCGGACGATCCAGTAACCGCAAAGATCGCACATCACAAAACATACTTGACGAAGCAGAATATCAACGATCCATACATAGCGCTTTCGTGGGATAATCTCGAAGCGCTTTGTCAAGATTGCCACAACAAAGAACACCACCGGAACGACAAGAAAAAACGGTACGCATTCGACGAAGCGGGAAACCTCATATCCCCCCCTATTCGCTCAAAGTTTAGGGAGGGTTCGACACCGAGGGCGGGAGATTAAAAATACTCCGCAGGCGCGCGCATAACGGGTGTACGCGTTTAAGGGGGTGTGGGTTGACCGGAAAAGGGGGTGATATTTATGGCGACAAAGAAGGACTTGACGAAAGAAGAAAAGATCAAGCGGGAGTTTTCCCGATTGAAGCGCATTTTCAAAGACTTGGACAAAAACAAGTTGCAGACCGTCGAAAGCCTTATCAAGAACGCGGCGTTCATGGCGGTATCCCTTGAAGAATTGCAAGAGATCATCAACGAAGAGGGCTACACCGTCGAATACCAAAACGGCGCAAATCAGAGCGGGACGAAGCAAAGCGACGCGGTGAAAACACATATCGCCATGACAAAAAATCACGCCGCTATTATCAAACAGCTTTGCGATCTTGTACCGCCGGAGAAGAAAAAGGAAAGCCGTTTACAGGCGTTACGGGACGAATAAAAATGCCCTTTTCAAATTACATTTACGAGTATTACGACGGCATTTCTTCCGGAAATATAACCGTCGGCAAGTGGGTTCGCCTTCTGTATGAATACATCGTGAAGGGGCTTCAAGAAGGGCTTTTCACCTTCAACGCGAAGAAGGCAAACAAGGCAATTCGGTTCATCGAAAACTTTTGCCATCATTGCGAAGGGCGCACAGACCTTTTGAAGCTGGAGTTGTGGCAGAAAGCCGCCGTTTCCGTTATGTTCGGGATCGTCGAAGAGGACGGAACGCGCGTCTTTCGTGAAGTGTTTATTGTGATCGGGCGCAAGAACGGCAAAACGCTTTTTGCGTCCGCTGTCATTGCGTACATGGCGTATCTTGACGGCGAATACGGCGCGAAAATATATTGCCTTGCGCCGAAGCTGGAGCAAGCGAACATTGTTTACGATAATTTCTATCAGATGATTAAAAAAGAACCGGAGCTTTCCGACCTATCGAAGAAGCGCCGTTCCGATATTTACATCGAAGAAAGCAATACCGCGATCAAGCCGCTTGCGTTCAACGCGAAGAAATCCGACGGCTTCAATCCGCATTTAGTCGTGAATGATGAAGTCGCGTCGTGGCGCGGCGACGGCGGCTTGAAGCAGTACGAAGTTATGAAATCCGCGCTTGGTGCGCGCCGCCAGCCGATGATCCTTTCGAT